ATAAAATACTAATATAAATCAAAACATATAAGGAGAGTAACATGCAAGATGATGCATTAGATACAGTTAACCTTAAACCGAAGGCTCGTGCTGAACGAATGTCCAGAAGTAGAACGGCTCGTAACCGACGCAGTTTACTTAAAACAATTAGAGAAACTCGGTTGTTAAATGAATTTGCAAAACTCCGAAGGCTAAGAAAAAACAAATGACTCCATTATGGGATAGATTAAACGATTATGCTGCTCACATACGCGGCAAATTCCAAGATAACTTTACTGAGTATGACGAACCTGCCATGGCTGATCTATATTTTAAAGATTGGGATGACAGGTTCTGGCACTCAGATCAAGTAGACAAAGCGCATTTAAAAACTATTGTACCTGCAGATGGCAAAGGACTTTGGTTAATGCATGTTAATGTCTTCCCTAAGGCTGGTTTAGAATTACCAATCTTAGGGTTTGATATTGTTGCTGGTCCAAAAAAGATTACAGGTTCTTTTATGGATTTTTCTCCATTGCATGGTGTTGAGCATCCTTATAGTACTTATATGGCTGATAAGGTTAAAGACCTGGAATGGAATAAACCAAGAGAATTACCAGATTGGGCAAAAGAAATATTTTCAGAATCAATGATTGCTGTTGGCAATATTAATACTGATAAAGAACTTGACCAATTTATTGCTATAACATCTGATCTCGTAGATTATTACTTAGATAACCTAGATGATATGGCGTATGAGTCAGAACGAGATACATCACCTCTACTAAACAAATATTGTTTTAACCAAAAGAAAAATCCGCACCTTCACCGGTCTATACTTGCTATGGGTATAACTGAGGAAGACAAAGACGATTATGTAAATAATGTTCTTTTTGCGGAGATTAACGGTTGACACTCTACGGTTGTTGTGATATAGTTATTATAAATCAAGGTTATGAGTATATAAAAATAGGCGGTTATGATTTTAAAGTAACCGTTACATATTGCTCTAACTGTGGCTCAATGAAATCGACTTCAAATATTAAGGAAAGTAAAATGGCAGGCGACACTATTATAATGGAAAAGGCAGGCAAGACACTTAAGGCTGAATATTTCAATACAGCAAATGGCAGTGGCTGCAGGTTTTTTATTAATGAAGAATTTATTCAGGAAGAAGTATATGAAGGTAAGTCAATTCATTGGGCAGAGAGCGCAGCTCAAAACTGGCTTAGTGGAGTTAAATCTTTAAATGGATAAGGATAAAAATATTACTACAGAAAAAGTTATTAACCCACGTACGCCTGAAAAGGTACACCATGATATATCAAGTATGTTATCAAATGGAGTTAATTATATTGATGCGCTCGTTGAGTATGCGCGTCTAAATGGATTGGAAATAGAGGCAGTTGCCGATATAGTCAAAAAGTCTACTATCCTTAAAGAAAAAGTAAGGACAGAGGCTGTGAAAATGAAAATGGTAATTAAAGATGATAAAGACATCACAGAGCTTTGCTAATGAGGAATCGTTTAACTGTTATGTAAAGTACCTTGCTATGAAAAAGCATTTTACTACTGACGGTTACGATTATCATAAGTACAGAGGAAAAATTAGAGCCAAGTTTGAGACATACCGTACTCGAAACGATGTTTTCTTTTTTCACAAACTCGCTCAAAAAGAGGACCCTGAGAAATTGCTAATGGCTAATATGATAGTCAAACCAAATGCATGGATCAGAGAAATCGTTGAGCAACAAGGCGAGGATCGTTATGTGGAATGGACCAAGAAACGGGATTCATTATCACGCGTCGTTAAAGACGATCTTAGTAAACTTAGAGATGAATACCAAGATAACTTTGTGTCTGTCGAAGGACAGCATCCAGCTATTATGACTCTCTATATTCAACGACAAATAACACTTGAGACATTTACTATTTTAACTCATTGCGCAAATATTTTTTCGTATTGGGACCAAAAAGTAGTTGACAAAATCGTAGCAAGTGATATAATAAGACTATCTAAGAAATATTATCCTTTCTTAGAAATTGAACAGAAAAAGTTTAAAAATATCATACGTGAATACTTTTTCTAATATAAATAGATGGTCGGCTTAACCGACAAATACATCGCAATATAAACAAACGCTATATACAGCAAAATTAGGAGATACAACCATGACAATGGATTTCAACGCACTTAAGAAGAATCGTTCAGCTTCTCTAAACAAATTGAACTCACAGCTCGAAAAAATTCAAACAAAGAGCTACGCAGATCCCAACGAAGGTAAAATGTGGAAACCAACACGCGATAAAGCGGGTAACGGTTTTGCAATTATTCGATTCTTGCCAGCAGCGCAAGGTGAAGAAATGCCATTCGTTCGTATCTGGGACCACGGTTTCCAAGGACCAACAGGATTATGGTATATTGAAAACTCACTTACAAGCATCAGCCAAGACGATCCAGTATCAGAATATAACTCTAAGTTATGGAACTCTGGTGTTGAGTCTGATAAAGAGTTGGCTCGTAAGCAAAAGCGTCGATTAAAATACGTGGCTAATATCCTTGTCGTAAAAGACAGCGCAAACCCTGAAAATGATGGTAAAGTCTTTATGTACCAATTCGGTAAAAAGATTTTTGATAAATTAAATGATTTGATGAACCCTACGTTTGAAGATGAACGTCCGGTAAATCCATTTGATTTTTGGGAAGGCGCAAACTTCCGTTTGAAAATTCGTAAGTTTGAAGGATATCCTAACTATGACAAATCTGAATTTGACCAACCATCTGCAATTGCAGAAGACGATTCAGTAATCGAAGGTATTTGGAATCAACAACACAAGTTACAAGAACTAGTGGATCCAAAGAACTTCAAATCGTATGCCGAATTGAAAACAAAACTATATCGTGTACTTGCTTTAGGTGAGGATGCATCAGTGCCATCCACTGCTGAAGAAGATGATGATTTAGATTTGAGCAGCTTTGGTAATACGAGTAAATCAGCGCCAGAACCAACCTTGAAAGAAGCTATGCCAGCGGCAAGTACTTCACAAGGAATGTCGATGGACGATGATGATGACGATCTATCTATTTTTAAGGAACTAGCGAATGGCTAATAAAGTCTACGAAGAAGTTCTAGACTTTGACTTTGGTTTCAGCTTCATTGATGAAGAGCTTCAGGAAAAAGAAGCTGAAGCCAAAGATGCAATTCAAAAGGTCAGCAGCGAGAAGCAAACACTTGAGGATCAACTCACTGATGCTAAACTTGCGGCTGACGACCTTGAATATCGTTTAGAACTATTATTTAAATCGGTAACACCGTTCTTGGATAACTTATGT